GATGCGGCAATCTTCGGGACCGGCATCGAGAAGATTTACCACTACGGTGATAAAATCCACGCGGAAAGAGTCTTTCCTAATGAGATCTTGGTAGATGACCAAGAGTCTATGATGGGAGACCCGCGCAGCATTTACCAGCATAAAGAGATTGTTCGAGAAGTAGCCGCAAGCATTTGGCCTAAATACAAAAAAGAAATCGAAACAGCCGACCTGATTAGAAATGACGATTTTGTTACCCATCACGGGGTAACGGATATGATCAGTTGCGTCGAGGCATGGCATCTCCCCTCTACTCCCGGCGCCAACGATGGGCGCCATGTGATTTGCATATCGAACGCCACCCTTGTCGATGAGCCATGGGACCGGGACAATTTCCCCTTTGCCATCTTCCGGTGGCAAAAATCTCCCTTGGGGTTTTGGGGAGCCGGTATTGCCGAAGAGCTTTCTACCATTCAGGTCGAAATCAATTACATCGCTAAGAAGATTCAAGACCACTTCACTGTGAGCGCCGGCCAAATGTGGTCAAAGAAGGGGTCCGGGATAGCCGGAGGCTCAGTTACGAATAAGGTGTGGGCTATGAATACTTATCGAGATTCGCCCCCCACCCTACTTACCCCCAACCCGGTCAACCCCATGTTCCTTCAATATCTGGATACCCTCTACAGTAGGGCTTTTCAGCAGGTTGGACTTTCGGAGATGGCAGCAACCTCGATTAAGCCTGCAGGGTTGAATTCAGGGCAGGCCCTTCGAACCTATAACGATATTGGTTCAAAGCGGTTTATGCACGTTGGCCAGAATTGGGAGCGGTTCCACCTAGCCATTGCCGAGCAAATGAACGAAACCGCGAGAGCGATTACAGAGAACGGTGGTGGGGCAATTAAGGTATTGGCCGCTGGCGACAAGGCGGTAGAACAGATTAACTTCAAAGAAGTCTCTATCGAGAAAAATATGTACACCATGCGGTGCGCCCCGGTCTCGTACCTCGAAGGTACACCGGCAGGTAAAATTGCAGCACTCCGAGAGCTTGCCCAGGTGAGCCCCGAGTTTGCGTCAATGTCGGTGCACTTGTTGGATATCCCCGACCTCGATAAAATCCGCTCCTTAATTAATGCACCGCTAGATATCACCGATAAATTTATTGAGCGAATCTTAAAGGACGGGGATTTTAGAGCCCCGGACCCAATGATGAATCTTGACATAGCGCGTCAAAGAGCAACGCTAGCCCTGCTAAGAGCCGAAGTAGACAACACTCCATCCGAGCGGGTTGAACTACTGCGCCGATGGATTGTTCAGATTGACGAGCTTCAAGCACTCGCAGAAGCTCCGCCGCCGATGATGCCAGGGCCCGAAGGGATGCCAGCCGAAGGAATGGGGATGCCGCCAGGTGCAGAGGGTCTGCCGATGGAACCGGCGCCCCCAGGAGATATACCTCCAGGAGCTTTGCCTCCTGGATTAATGTAAAGGAAAACCATGAGCGAGCCAGATTTAGCAGCAATTTTAGAATCCGTTACCGAGGCAGGAGCAGAAGCCCCGGCAGTGGAGGCCGTACCGGAGCCTAGCCAGGATGTGGCTAGCCCACCGGAAACACCCGTAGCCGAAGAAGCGCCACCGGCGGAAGCTCCCAAAGAACCGGACCATTTTGACCGGTCCTGGGCAGCGATTAAGGCAGCGGAGAAGCGTAATTTAGCGGAACGTACCGAAGTTAAAGAGCAACGCCGCGAAATGGAGAGCATGAAAGCCCAAATGGACTCCATGAAGGCGGAGCTTTCTCGATACCAAGGCGGATTCAAAGAAGACCCTGTTAATTTTCTCGAAAAACAGGGAATGACCTTTGACGACTTGGCTAAAAGGGTTTTAAACGACGGGGCGCAGTCCCCTGAAGAGATGATCCGTCGAAATTCTGACAAAAGCCAGTCAGAACTCCAACAGTTAAGACAGGAATTGGCGCAGCAGCGCGAAATCATTCANGAACAAACCAATGAGCGCTACGTCCGGGAGTACCAAAAAGACGTAAAGTCGGTTCTTCAGNGTGAAGAGTTCGAGCTTTTACGGGGATACCCCGACAGCGAAACCTTAATTTTTAACCTGGCTTCGATGCATGCCACCGACCANGGAGAAGTGTTGACACCAACTGATGCTGCCCGTAGAATTCAAAGTGAATTAACGGAGCAACTAACGAGCTTATCTAAGAATGAAGCAGTGCGACGACTGCTTGGGTTGCAGGATGCACCCGAAAAAACAAAGAGCGTAGCAGTAGAGGCCAAGAGCAATCCCGGCGTACAATCAAAACCAAATACTTTGACTAACGCATTAGCGGCTACACCAGCAGCGGAAGTGCCTGACATGTCAAAAATGTCGGAGTACGAGTTGCTGAGAGAAGCGGCTAAATTAATTCCGTCTGATACTTGGACGGATTAAGGGATTTTAAAAAATGGCAACTACAGTTACCAATTTCGACGCAGCGTTGAAGCAGATTTATTCTGCTAGCAACCTAGCCAAAACAACTCTTTCTCGACGACCCTTATTGGCAATGCTTCCCAAGCGTTCTGATTTCGGTGGTCGCAATATGCCTAAACAACAATGGGCTCACGCAGAGTAATTTGCGATGAAAAACCTCTTGAATTGCTGGAAACTCCTAACGTCAAGTCGAGGACAATCAGCAGCGAAGCCCCCACAAGGGGGAACGTTCAACGACCATCGCGCAAGCGAGTACACCCAAGCGGGTGGAAGCGGGAGGAGCCCTAGTCATTACGACGGGCTAAGATATGGTCTACTCTTTGGTGAAAGCTAAAGCAGGGGTGTAACCCCCGGTCGTGGAAGTTGCGAGCCACGGTGAATACACGGATTGTTAACGTTTACGGTGACCCGCAGGGCCGAAGTGCAAGCTTCGGAAATGCTCAGGGTACAACCGGAACAGCACCATCTAACCAAGTTAGTGTGGATGACTTTCTCTTAACTCGGGTTTCAAACTACTCGATTGCACAAGTCGGCTCAGAAGCAGCGGAAGCTTCTAAAGGCGATGCAATGGCTTTCCTTCAGGCATTGAAGGCGAGCATTGATGGAGCGATGAACTCTCTGTCTAACTCGATTGAGACTCAGCTTTTCCGAAGCGGTACTGGTTCCATTGGCACGGTAGGGGCCATCGATCCCGATAGTGATGGGAGTACCACTCTCGCGGCTCTTGGCGAAGAAGAAGACATTGCCAACTTTGATGTTAACCAGGTACTGGTTTTTAGTGCTACCGATGGAAGCAGCCTTAGAGCGGGTACGCTTGTCGTCAGTGCCGTTAACCGAAGCCTGGGAAGGGTTACAGTCGGCGCTGCGTACAGCAGCGTGACAACTGACGGTGACTTTATTTACGCACAGGGTGATGCGGCAGACGGGGGGTCTAACGTTTGTATTAGTGGGCTTTCCGCTTGGATTCCCTCCGCTGCGCCTGGCGGCGGCGATTCTTTTTTCGGTGTAAACCGTTCAGTGGATTCACGGCTTTATGGTCAGTATACTGACCAAAGTGCATCGGATATCGAGGACGGGCTGATTACTGCCGGTTCTCTTTCTGCCCGAGTTGGTGGAAATCCAAATGTTGCATTCATTAACCACGTTCAGCAACGTAATTTGATTCAGAACCTTCACAACTCACAGAATTACCAAACCGTGAATGCGACTACCCACAAAGGGCTAGTTTCTGACATTGGTTTTCGTTCTGTAGCCATCCAAGGCGACACTGGTGCAATTAACGTCGTAGCCGCAAACAAGTGCCCCGCCGAAAGTGGCTTCATGCTTGAAATGGATAAGTGGATTTTAGCGACTCTAGGTGAGCCGGTGAAGTTCTTAAATCTTGATGGTAACCGAATTTTACGTTCTGCCACGGCAGATTCAGTAGAAGCGCGACTAGCATTCCGAGGAAACTTGGGCTGCAAGGCACCTATCTACAACGTGCGAATTCAGATGCCAGCAGTTTAATATAGTTTAGGGGAGGTCATAATGGCTAGTACAGCTACCTTGGGTGACTTACGCGCACGAGCGTTGGATTACGCCGATATGACCGGCTCTAACTTTCCCGTTGAGGCGCGAGTTAATGATTACATTAACTCCGCCGCTTCGGAATTTTACGACCTGCTTGTGGATAGTTATGAAGACTATTTTTTAAGTACCCAAACTATCACTTTGGTTGCAGGGACAGGAAATTATGCCCTTCCTTCCGACTTCTATAAAGCGAAGCGTGTTTACTACCTTGCCGGTGGTCGCCGTTTTTCTATTCATCCTTTTAATTTAGAGGCTTTGGATGGGGCCAAGACCAGCCCCTTAACTGCCGGGACATGTGAGCTTTGGTATGTTCCTGAAATGCAGTTAATGGTGAACGATTCCGACACCGTTTCGAGCATCATCCCCCCGATGATTAAGGGCTGGCCGGATTATATTGCGTTGGGAGCCGCCATCAGGCTTCTGATTCGAGAAGAATCAGACCCTTCTGCTTTAATGGCAGAAAAGAAGATGATGCAAAATCGAATCATCTCACTGGCGGAGCCTCGAGATGCAGGGATACCTGATTCCGTTCAAGACATCGGGCACCGATGGAACGATGTCGGGTTTGCCTATGACCCCGGAGCTTTTTTAATGCGCTATCGAATAATGGGGTCGAATATTAAGTTTATCCAATACGACGCGGGGGTCTAAGTGGCGAAAACGAATAAGAACAGTAAAGCAGCCTGTAGGAAGATAAAGAACTCTCAAGTCGCACTAGAATTGCGGCTAAAAGGGTTTAGCTACAATAAAATAGGCGACACCATGGGGATCTCTTCCGCGTATGCGTATAAGCTCGTTGAAGACGAGCTTAGGCGTTGCCGAGAGATGACCGCCGAGACGCGGGACCAGATTAAAGAGCAAGAGCTAATGCGGCTCGATCGGCTTCTGGAACAAGCCAAAGACCACCTCTTAAAAGGGTGGTGTACTAAGACCGCTAAAATCTTACTCGACATTCAGGCAAGACGAACCCTTTACCTTGGGCTCGATGATGCCGTTTCAAGGGTGGAGATTTCCACCATCGACAAACTGTCCGATAACGAGATTAGGGACCGCGCCATGGAACTATTGCAGGTTGAGGTCTTAACCCAGCCTGAGACAGAGCATTGAAATGGAGCCTTGGAAGCGTGTTACCGCCGATGACCGTGTAATCGAAGAATTGCAGGATAACGCGGAGCCTATCATGCAAAAGGTCCAAGATGCCTTTTTGCTCGATGGTGTTCTCATAACAAAACAAACGATTGATGGGGCGACAGTTATTAGGCATGGGCTAGGGAGAGCTCCGAAGGGATTTATAGTAATCCGAAGAAGGGGTAATGCAGTGGTTTACGACGACCAAGACAGCAATAAAAACGCCACAAAAACTTTAACCCTTAACGCCGCTTCCTCCGTTGAAGTGGATTTGTGGGTGTTTTGATGCCCCTACAAAAACAAATGAAATCCTGGCCGCTGACGAGCGGCATAGACGAGAAGGCTTCGGACAAGCATCTTCAGCCCCCGAAGCTCGCTACTTGCCATAATGGCAAGTTCAGTAAAACGGGCCAGGTTCAGAAAAGAAATGGGTTCACTCGATTAGCCAACTCCAAGATTAGCGGAACAATTGATGCGAGCGAGCAATGTGCTAGCTATCAAGATGAGCGGATTATCTTTGANGGAAATAATGCTTTCTCTAGGGCTAATTCTGGAACCTGGGTTGATCGTGGGAGGGTTACCGGATGCACGTTTGAAGATTCCTACGTCTACAACAATGACTCGGTTACAACTACTCCCCTCCAGATAGCGAGAGCCAATAACTATCGAGTCGAGGCTTGGTCGGAAACGGACCCCGAGTACACGGGGGCCGCTGACATCCCTTGGCAGGTTTACGCTCGCGTTATTGATGAGGCTACCGGATTAGAAGTGGTCCCGAGGACAAGAGTTACCCCCGCAGCGGGAATCAGCGTCACCAAGGCGATGGCTCAATATGATGATAGCAATTACTTCAACCCGCAGGTTCAATGCGTGGCGATTGCCGGGTACATCTACATTCTCTTTTGTGACTGCGATGCGGTTACATCACAGGTAAACATTACCGGAACAGCCGCAGGTGGGGCGGGGCTCACAACAATCACATGTACGTCCGTCGCAGGGCTCAATTACAAGGATGCTGTTACAATAGCAGGGACGACATCCCACAACGGAAATCACTTAGCCGTTGATATAGACCCAGATACAAATACTTTTGCCATAGTAGACACCTACAGCGGGAGCTCGGAAACCGGAACAGTAACGATTAAGTCGAATTACGCTGGTGTGAATCGGATGGGGGTTCATGCGTCAGTGGTGAATACGAACACCGGAGTTGCCGCAGCGTTAACCCCCACCTCTCCGGCGATGGACTCCACATCTATCATTTTCCACGTTAACGCCACCTTCCCGCTCTTCATCGTAGACCACGTAGCGAACGACAGCTTGGCAGATGGTGCAGTGGTTTTTAGGTTGAGCCCTGGACCGACCGTTGTAGCCACCAATACGCAACCATCTTATCGCGCAGATTACTTTATGCAGTCGGGTGGTGCCATTACCGAGTTCCTAGAGGGGGGCCAACCTGGATACCGTGGGAGAAATACCGTTATCGAAAGAGAGCCCTACTTTCAGGCAAAGGATGGGGGGCATGATGGTAAATCGAGGACATTGAGCCACATAGTATGTAGGGCCGGAATGGGGAGCGAGGACAACGAAATTTGCGTGGCGTTTACAGCGTATGATACCGGGAAGAGCATTCCCGAAATCAAGACGCAGGTTTATAGTCACAGCCTTGCTAAAGTAGGGTCTGATTTAGAAATTCTTGAAAGCCACGTTTTAATCTCTGGCAGCTTCGGGTCTGAGAACGATACCGACATCACCCACTTCGTTTTCACCGGGCAGACTCACGCACCGCTAGCGTCACTCGTTAGCCCCGACCCTGGACAAGCTAACGAGCACTTTATTGCTACGTCAAAGATAGACGTTAGCGATGGTAGTTTAGACACTGCGGCAGCGTCATTGCGTAAATTTACGACAATAACGACCGACCTTTTTCAGCACAATGGGAAAGTTTACTTTGGGGCAACTTACGCAATCACTCCATCGAGTGTTATCCACGGAAGCGGGAACATAACATTTGCCAATTTTGGGTCTTCTGTAAATGTCATTGCCGATATTGATGGGAACGTCGTCGCAGCAGGTGGCACCGGGCTAGGCGGAGTTTGCCCTTCTACGGATTGGGCTCCTATCTACGAAGACGGGAGAGCCCTTTTCTGGTTTGTCTCTCGAATAGAAATCCCTGCTGCCAATGAATACCTTTTCGGTTCCTCTAAATATGCCGGTGTTACCATTGCCGGCGGGTCGACCATGCAAAACAGAAGCGTGTTCAACTCTTCCGTGGCAGCACTCGATTTTGCCCCTGCCCGATACCTCCCTTACGCTGAGGCTGGAAATTCTCTTTTGATGGCTGGGGGAGTCCTTTGGGAGTACGGCGGCGACTGGATGAAAGAGAATGGATTTCTCACTTACCCACAAGTTAGGAGTATTACGACTGCCGGAACCGGGGGCACTCTGGAGGATGGAACATGGTCCTTCCAAGTATGTTACGAGTGGACAAATTCCAACGGAGCGGTTCAGCGGTCTTACCCTTCGGACCCTGTTCAAACGACCCTTAGTGGTGGCGGTTCGAATCAAAAAATAACCCTCACAGTTTATACTCCCCAATGGACGCAAAAACGAAATGCTAACAGCTTAAGCAACCCCCGCATTGTTATCTTTCGAACCGAAGAAGGGCCTGGTTCAATTTGGTACAGGGTCAAAGATGTTGAAGCCGATATGGGCTCCTCTTCCCAGGATATAGTTGGCTCAGAGTTGGCAGACATCTCAATTGTGGACAATGAGCAGATCTACACAACAGGTTCAGCGGGAGACATCTTCGGGAATATCTGCGCTCCATGCCCTACTGACATCGTGCTTCATAAGGAAAGAATTTTCTTAGCTACGATTGAAGGGTCTGTTTGGTACAGCAAGAAACTTCTCCCCGGCATTGCTGTAGAGTTCGCAGAACAGCAGGTTAAGCCTATCGACAATTACTCGGGCAAAATATCGTGCATAGGCGCGGTGCGCGATTATGTCATCGTGATTACCGATGATAATGCTTACTTCCTCGCTGGAGATGGGCCGAATTCTGCTGGAGTGGGAACAGACTTTTCTCCGCCAACTATCTTTTCCAGGGACTCGGGGGCTAACGCGGGATGCGCTAGAACTAACTCCCCCATAGGGTTTTTGTACCGAGCCAAAGGGGGGATTTACCAAGTAAGCCCCTCAATGCAAATGAAATGGATTGGAGCTCCGGTCGAAGACACTATTGACGATTACGAGCCTACTCGGATGGTGGTTAACGACTCCGAGGGAGAGGTCTATATCGGGCTGACCACAGGGGGAATAAAGTCTATTGCGGTGCTTGTCTATAATTACGTGTTTGACGCTTGGTCAATATGGAAGCCCCGCTACTCAGCCTTTGGCTCAACGATAACCCCAACGGGAATGATGGTTCATAATGGGACATTCAATTTCTCGATTCCTACTGGATACCTGTTAGAGCAGAACACAGGTTTCACGGATATCGGGCTTTCAACTTTGACTTTTAGTCTTCTTATAACGACTCCGTGGCTCCGCTCGGACCAATTTCTTAACTTGGTAAGATTCTATAATGTTCTGATCAGCGGCACTTATAAATCTGACCATACTTTAAACTCGACGATTTACACCAATTACGATGAATCGGTGGCAGACGCGCAAACGTTAGTGGTTACTTCGTCTACCCCGGCACCGTACATTCTTAGGCAACATGTTGCGGTTCAAAAAGCGCGAGCAATAAAGATTACTATTAGCGATGCGCCGACATCGGGGACTTTCGAAAGTTACCAGCTTGATGGGATATCTATACAATTCGGAGTTCGCCCAGGTGGTTCATTTAAGGTCGGTGAAACCAGGACACTGACGTAGGAGAAAGATATGGCAGTAAGCGAAGAAGAAGCAGCGGCGAGGCCAAACACCGGAAGAAGGGGAACCCCGGCAGGGATGCAGCGCACCTGGGACGAGAACGAAGAAGGCGTTCTTACTGCCTTGGACCCACTAGGGATTGGCATCAAGCCACACGCCACACGCCAAATTTCGGCAGAAGCCGCAGCAGCGCCTAACGTCTACACCCCACGAACGCAAGAAGCGCTAGCCGACATAAGAAACCAGCGAGGCGGACCATCGGCGGGAGAGACACTAACGCGCCTAAATATGGATAGAATAGCGAGATCTGGGAATAGATCTATGCGCGGGGGCTCCCCATTATCTGCAGCCATGAGCCTAGGGCGCCTAGCTCCCTCTCAGGCGCAGGTAGGACAGGCCGGGGGCCGAACCATGGGCGCGGAGCAACAGAGGATTAACGCTGTTCTTGGGGGAGCCTACGGAAGACAGGCGCAATTCGCACTAAGAAGTGCTTTAGCCGAAGCCGGCAGACGAAAAGCCATAGAACTGGCTAACTTGGGGCTCGTTGAAGATGCTAATGCTATGATGGCCCAACGTGCTGCCGTACTAGGGGAGCAAGGCGCCGAAGCATGGGGCCGGCACCAATCGAGCACTACTCCAGAGAGGTCAATGGACCCACTTTCCAAAGACTTTGATTACGGAAGCTATACGACAGACCTATACGAGGGGGGACAATAATATGTCAGATTTTAGTACACCTTTAGGATGGGGAGATGTATTTTCCGTTCTCTCAGGAGCCCCAGGAGGAGAAAGAATCGTTGGGGAGATTATGGGAACGGACCCAAGCAACGTGCAGGCAAACCGCACGTTCGGGGGACAGGTAAACGATCCTATGGCGCAACAGCGCCAACAAGAGATTTCTCGCCTTCAAAGCATTGGAAGGGGGCAAATTGACGATCAATCCGTTACCGGAATGCAACAAGCTCTGGCGAGAGGCGGCAAACAAGCATACGGCCTTGGGCAAGCTTCCCCCTTTTCAAGCGCAGGAGCGCGGGGGAGGATGGCACGGGGAGGACAACTTGCTATTAGTCGAGAAGCGCCTCAATTGGTTCAAGCGCAAAGACTGCAGAGCCAGCAAAGTGCACGAGAAATGGCAGCGGATCAGTTAGCCCAAGCTCAAGCTATTGAGCAACAAAGACTTGAAGCAATTCAAGATGATGTAGTGGACGCGCAAGTTCGTCGAGAAAAAGCGATTCAGGCAAAACGACAAGCATCATCCTCGGGGATTAGTGGAGCCCTGATGACTGCGTTCGGCTTGTTTAAAGAGGGCGGAGTTGTCCCAGGACATAAGGATCAAGCGGTTCCGATCATAGCCCATGGAGGCGAGGTTGTTCTCCCTGAAGATGTGAGTAAGAAGCTCTTAAAGGCTTTAGCCGATAAAGATAAAGGCAACGTCCCTACCTACGAATGGACAAGCGGGTGGGAGGGCCCTCCTGCGCCCGAGCAAATAGTTGCGCCGCGATGGGCCATTAAGGACATTGACCNACGCTTTGAGATTCCAGAGAAAAACTACCCGGCTTATGCCGATGCCGTTATTGATGAGCGTAGGATACGGTANCCTGGGATGACAGTAGGAATACGTGGTCCCCGCAGTAATGAGGANGGGTGGATGGAGCTGGNCGCCATAAGGAGAGAGCATACAGCAGGGTCTCCCTGGTATAGAGGAGCCCCTAGATACCCGAGCCGGTACGATGTCCCTGGAGGGAAGACAAGAACAGGTCAATCGTCACAAATGACCGAGAGCCAAGTAGAAGAGATAATGAAGACCAAAGCCCTATCTGATTTAGATAAACGAATAGATGATCTTGAGAGGGACAAGTAAATGGCCGATGAACAATTAGTAGCGCAGCAATTAGCCGAAGCAGAGGCGCAAGCTATGGCCGAGGCCGAGGAGGAGGCCATAGCATCTATGGAAGCTGCAGCAGGGTACATCCCTTTCGAACAATTGCCTGGGGAATTGACGCAAGAAGAGAAATGGGCTGCGGAAGACGCCCTTATCCAAGAAGCCATCGCTAAGGACCGAGCATCTAGGCCAGGGGCTTTAGAGCAGGCTTTCTACGGAGAAGGTGGCAAGGCGGCGTACGATACAGGAACCGGTATAGACTTCAAGCTAGGGGAGAGGCCGTTAGGACAGCCAGTTGCGCCCCCGGAAACTGCACTCGCCAGCCCCCCGCCTCCCGTTCAAGGGGTGTCAGTGCCGGCGAGACCCGCCGCAGACGACGACGGTAGCGATCTTCCTTACGTCCCAATGGTGGGGGGGCACCATCGAGCGGCTGCGGCTTATCGGCGCATGGGNAATTTGGAAAAGCAAAGGGGCGACGTAGAGGCCAAAAAGCTTATGCAGCGATTTGGCGACGAGCAGCTAACAAGGGCTGAGAGAAATTTTCAAATTCGGCAAGATACGCAGGAACAGAAAAGATTAGCAGGTATCGAGTTTGATGAAGATATGGCGGACGCCAAGCTAACCAGGCAGTACCCAGGCGCGTCCATTGAACAGATAAAAGACTGGAAGTACGAGCTTAGGCTGAACGAAGACATTAAAGCAGGAAGAAGGGACATCTCCCCCGAAGGTGCCGCTAATGTTCTTCGCCGGGCCGCCGTAGCAAAAAAGAAACTGGAGAAGGCCCAAGCTATCGACCCTGGTCGAGCTTTTGGAAATGCAGGGTCAAAGATATTGGCTGCGCTAGCGGTTGGGGCTGGCTCATGGGCAGCAACAAGAACAGGCAGAAACCCGGCACTTGAATTATATAATAAAGCTATCGCTAACGACATTGCGGCTCAAAAGGAAATGTTTCAACATAAAAGAGATGCGCCTACGCGAGTAATGAANGAGTACAAGTTCTTTATGGATAAGTACAACAGCGATGAAGTTGCAACCTTGGCAACGGCTGCCGCAGAGTGGGGCGTTGCCGCCCAGCAGCTAAATGCGCAGGGACTTCAGATATCCGGTAAAATTAATCAGCAAAAAGCTTTTGCTCTTGCGGCTGAGGCCCAGGCAAAAGGTGAG